GTACAGATATTGAAGTTGCTGGTCTCGATATTTTTTCAACTAATGCTACGGAGTTTTGCCAATCAGCAGTTCCATCAGTTTCTTCAGAGAACCTTAAATTATAAAAAGCTAAATCTAAATCTGTTACAGCTTCCCATGATAAGTGTGCTTCTTGACCAGCTACATTACAAGAAAAGTCTGTTACATCTGAAGGTGGTGCTATTGCTCCTATAATCTTTCTTTGAGCAGATACAAAAGTTGAAGATACTCCAGCACTATTTACAGCTTTTACTCTAACATCATAAGTTTGTTGGTCTATAACATTAAGAACTCTATGATTTAATCCAGAGCCTTGAGCATAAATGATAAAATCTGAATCCGTACTTAGTTTGTATTCTACTTGGTAAAAATCTATAAAATTATCAGGAGATGCACCTATAGTTATATCTAAAGCTACAATAACAGTTCCATCATTATATTCTATTAGTTGATCTGATAAAGTTACACTTGCTGGAGGTTGTATAACAAAAGGATTAGGCAAAGTAGTATTAGGAATACTTGCAACCTCTTGCTGTGTGCCAAAAGTATAAAAGCTATCTTGATGTTCTGAGCATTGTAGTGTTATAGAATAATCATTATTAACATTCATTCCTTGCACTCTAAATGGTTTAGCTGAAAAACTTGGTGTAGCATGAGTTATGTTTACTATATCTCCTACTGCTAAATCCAAAGCAGTTGCATCAGCAATAAGGCTAATATCTAAACTTGACCTTGACCTTCTTAAAATAATTTCTGCCATTTCTTGAGCCTGATATGGGCTAGTTAGCATAGTAAAGTCAAATCTACCTTCTAACAATAAACCCCCATCTGCTGTTTTCATAGTTGCGTGTTGATCTGCACTAGCTAGACCAGTTTCGTCTACTGGTGGAAATTGTGCTGTATCTGATTGAAAATTTTTATCAGGATTTGTAAAATTAACTATTACTCTATTATATCTTGAGTTTTTGTTTTTACTTTTTACTGATATACCCCCAATAATATTGTCCTCTGTTAATGTTATTGATGCTGATCCACTTGTTTCAACCAATACATTATAAATACCACCAGAGAAGTTTAAATAGGCTCTAGCACCCCTAATGAAGTTTTTTACATTATCTATAGCCTTTTTTGATGTATCTACAACTGCATGGCTATCCATTAAATCTAT